TCTCGAATATTCGTGTTTAGAAGAAAGTTTTATACATAGATTTTCTCGAGATACATCAAATGAACGTTATTAATTTAACCTGGAACTCACAGACTAATAATTGGTGGAATGAAAGTTGTGCCTTGATAATAGAACATTTTGGATTACCGGGCGATCGATATACCACTGAAGTTTCTGCAGACTATATGAAATTCTTTTTTAAAACAGAACAAGATGCATTAATGTGTAATCTATTATTAAGTGATAGATTATGATAAAATACCTAGTGGGATTTGCAATAGGATTTCTGTTGTGGGTATTGATACTCAGTCTAACTCCAATGCCAGCGTATCGAGTCTACGACTGCGGCATGGCAGAATGGCATCCCGATATTCCTCCAGAAGTAAAAAAGCAATGTCAAGAACTCAAGTACCAACAATGGAAAAAAGAAAATGAAGGAAAAGTTCAAACAAACTTATATGAAGACCGCAAAGATATTCGCGGAACTCAGTTCAGCACGTAGATTGCACGTAGGTGCTATTGTTGTGAAAGACGATCGTATTATTAGTATTGGCTACAATGGTATGCCGGCAGGTTGGGATAACAACTGCGAAGATAGAGTATATGATAGCGGTGCCGGCGGATGGATCAGTCCGGAAGAATTTAATGCACTATATCCCTATACTGAATATAACGAAGATGCAGAAGAAGAATACAGATACGGATTAAAAACCAAACCAGAAGTACTTCATGCAGAATCAAATGCCATTGCAAAATTGGCGAAGTCTAACGACAGTGGGCTTGGGGCTGATATTTTTATTACTCACGCCCCTTGTATTGAATGCGCCAAACTCATATATCAGTCTGGCATAAATGGTGTCTACTATGGTGCAAACTATAGAGATGATTCAGGAATCGAGTTCCTTAAAAAATCAGGAGTAAACATTGAAAAATTGGACTATTGAACTACAAGACGACCCCAAGACAGGTGACTTGATATTGCCCTTCCCCGAAGATATGCTCGAAGAAACGGGTTGGAAAGAAGGCGATGTATTAGACTGGAAAGATAATCAAAATGGCTCTTGGTCTTTGACAAAAAGAGTGTATACTAGTAACATGAACAATAAAGAAAAAGAAATCTTAGACATTACTCAGGAGGAATGTGCAGAAGTTATAGTTGCTATTAGCAAGATAAGTCGATTTGGTTTAGATAATGTCAAACCAGGCAAGCCACTCACCAACAGACAACATCTAGCAGAAGAGCTGGGAGATTTACAGGCCATGATCAATCTTTGTATCGATCACAATCTAGTAGACAAAAAGGAAGTGCTTGTGGCAGCAGACAACAAAATTGCTAAATTAAAAATATGGTCAAATATATTTAAAAGTGGGAATGAACATGAGCAAGATTAAAATAGCGGAACTATTCTATTCTATACAGGGAGAGGGTAGATATATGGGAGTGCCCAGTGTGTTTTTACGCACATTTGGTTGCAACTTTAAATGTGCTGGCTTTGGTATGCCTCGTGGTGAACTGAGTACAGAAGTTGAAACAATTTCCTTTGCTCATAACAATACTCCTTATAAAGACTATAAAGACTTACCGCTTGTAAGTACCGGTTGCGATAGTTATGCGTCATGGCATCCTGACTTTAAAGATTTGTCGCCTATGCTAACAAGCGAAGCAATCGCAGATCATATTATGGAAATTATCCCGCAGGATCATTGGAAGGATGAACACTTGGTTATTACAGGCGGTGAGCCATTGTTAGGATGGCAACGTGCTTATCCAGACTTGCTGAATAATCCTAAGATGGCGGACCTAAAAGAAATTACATTTGAAACAAATGGAACTCAAAAACTAACTCCAGAGTTCGCCGCTTATTTGCATACTTGGAAAAGCCATCACGATAAAGACTTTTGGCGTGAGATTACCTTTAGTGTCAGCGCCAAACTTCCGTGTAGTGGCGAGAAATGGGAAGAAGCAATACTTCCAGAGGTTGTTTGCGAGTATGAAGAATATGGTACTGCATACTTAAAGTTTGTTATTGCCACTGAGCAAGATGTTGCCGACGCTGAATGTGCTGTAGGTGCGTTTCGAGCAGCTGGATTTACAGGACATGTTTATCTAATGCCAGTGGGCGGTGTAGAAAGTGTTTATACACTTAACGCAAAGAATGTAGCACTGGCGGCGATGAAGCGCGGATGGCGTTATAGTGATAGACTACAAGTTCCATTGTTTAAGAACGAGTGGGGTACTTGATGATAACAAAATTCTTTAAAAAAATAATGGGTATTGATAAACTAGAGCAACAACTCATCGATACTAAAACAGCCATTGAAGAAGCTACAAAGCTGGCTGATCAAAAAACTAATGAGATTGCACTTGCAGAACAAAAGACAACCGCTGCCCTAGAACAAGAAGCATTAATAAAATTGGCGCCGAAAGATCGCGCAACCAAACTCAAAGAACCCTGGGTAGGTGTTCTTAATACACACATTAACGAAGATAACATACGTAATGGCTTTTTTGAGCTTGACTGGAATGACCATTTTGTGTTAAAATTAAAGCAAGAGGGATATGGTTTTGACGGGGACAAGGACGAAGAGATAGTAGATCGTTGGTTTCGTGAACTGTGTGCCAATGTGGTAGTGGATGGTGATTTTGGTGGCGCTGTGAATACCGGCGTCATTGACGTTAATCAAATTAGAAAAAAGAATCTATGACATATATTTTAGTTGATACTGCAAACACTTTCTTTCGTGCAAGACACGTTATCAACGGTGACGCTGATATCAAACTAGGTATGGCTTTTCATATTACACTAAACAGTATTAAAAAGGCCTGGCAAGACTTTGGTGGAAGTCATGTGGTGTTCTGTTTAGAAGGTCGTAGCTGGCGTAAAGATCATTACAAGCCTTACAAAGCACAAAGAGCTGCGAGTCGTGCCGCACACACAGAACGTGAAGCAGAAGAAGAAAAAGTATTCTGGGAAGCATTTGATACATTCAAAGAGTTTGTAACAGAAAAAACTAACTGCACAGTTCTACAACATTCACGCCTAGAAGCAGATGATCTTATTGCTGGATGGATACAAAGTCATCCAAATGATGACCATGTTATTATTTCGACCGATACAGACTTTGTACAACTCATTGCACCTAATGTACGTCAATTCAATGGTGTTATGGAAACTACTATTACACACGAAGGTATTTTTGATGCAAAAGGTAAAAGAGTCATTGATAAAAAAACTCAAGAGCCAAAAGCCATTCCGGACCCCCAGTGGTTACTTTTTGAGAAGTGTATGCGAGGCGATACCTCAGACAATGTATTCTCTGCATATCCGGGAGTACGGGAAAAAGGCACAAAGAATAAGGTTGGTCTCCGTGAGGCCTACGGTGATCGAGACTCAAAAGGATACTCGTGGAACAATCTCATGTTGCAGCGTTGGACCGACCACGAAGGTAAAGAACATCGTGTGCTAGATGATTATGAACGTAATCGTATTTTAATTGACCTATCTGCCCAACCTGATGAAATTAAAAATATCATTACAGAAACTATTTCAATAGCAAAAACTGCTAATAAAAATATTAGTCAGGTTGGTATTAGATTAATGAAATTTTGCAATCTTTATGATCTTAAAAAGATTGCCGATCAGGCACATACCTATGCCGAGCCACTAAATGCGAGGTATTCAAATGAAATTAAAACTTTGTCAGTATAAAGATACTTGTCAATCAAAAACCAACGACTGCTGGGAGAATACTGTGACAGACTTACACGCTAAACCAATTATAGAAAACAAATTTTGGATTGTAGAAAAAGACGGAGAAAAATTTGCCACCCTAAGAAAAAACGAAGATGATAGATTTGTCATGAGCAACGAATTAGGTGTAAAAATCTACGACACAAAAGAAAGTCTTACTAGACAATTTGGTAAAAATTTCTTTGTAGCTAAGATTATCAAAGAAGCCAACAATGCATTACCTAACGAAGTTCACGGTTATGCCACAAGTGCCGAGCCGCATAATTCAATGTATGATATAAAAAGAAAGTTGCCATTGTTTACAAAAAGTGGCGACAGCAAGAGTTTGTACTGTGCAGGCTTTTATGTGATACGTTTTGATAAAGGATGGGTAAAAAGTTTTTGCCCTAAACTGATTACACTGCAAAGATATGAATATCAAGGACCATTTCAATCCGAAATTGAAATGAAACAAGTATTAGCCAATGTCTCAAAATAACGTTCCAAATACTTTGCCAGGCGTCGAAAGGCTTATTCAGCGCATAGCAGTTGCTGAAAGAAGTCAACAAAAAGATATTCGTATGAGTATCCAAGAAGCAAGAGAGCTTACCCAAGAATTAGCTGTAATGACTGCTAAATTAGGAAAAACTGTTCAGGAAATACACGCAATGCTGGTAGAAATACGCGAATCTACAACCAACATTAATGTTAAATTTGACGGTGGCAACTTTAGTTAGACATAAATATATACGTGTTTTATAATAACACGTATAGATATGAGTCGACCTAAACCCAAAGTTATTCTCGAATACACTGACAAGGAAACATACAAAGTTGAGCAAATTCTCAACAGTGACGCCATTTGGGCTGTGTTTTACAAAGATCAACCTTTTAACTTAAAAAGTGGTAGTATGGTATCCAGTTATCCTGGTCCAAAGTACAAAAAAGTCAGTTTTAGTAATCCCGGACACGCAAGAAATTTAGCCAAGAAACTAAACAAGTTGTTTAAGACCACAGACTTTGCAGTGTTTAAATTAAATGCCGGAGAACGAGTAGACTAAATGGATTTAAAGGATACCTATACTTCGGTATTCCTCAAAGCTGCTGGTCAACCCTTTGACGAGAATATCATAAAAAAATTTCGTAGTACCTGGTGGCAAAATGTCAGAGCTAAAGACTGCGGCGGCCTAAGACTTACAGATCAAGGGCTAGAATTTGTAGAAACTCATTCTCAAATCAAAACATACAAAGTTGAAATATTGAAAGAAATTAGTATAACTCCACAAATACTAGTTTGGTTAGATCAATTCATCGAATCGCCATATCATTTAACTAAAAAACATATTGTTGTTTTAAGAGAAAAATCTGCCTTCGAACTGTACTTGTTTTCAGGAGATGTAAAAAAAATGGGTTATGCCAAAGCAATGCATCAAAGGCTTAGCCAAGAATCCTGATCAAATTATTTGTTATCTATAAATATTTTTACAATGATCGAATATAATCCTTTAGACATTTTAAAGAAAAGATCACTTCGAGTGATGCCTCCACATTTTGGAAAAATTAAACTTGAGGAAATAGATTTTTTTACAGACGAAATTGAAAACTGGATTCGAATCAAATTAAAAGGTAGATATGCTGTCGTGAAACTTTCAAGTATAGAAAACGATAGCAAATTAAAATCCGCAATGTTTGCGGGATTTGAAGATCATAAAGAATTGACATATTTTATGTTAGCGTGCCCATATCTAAGGAGAAACTAATGGACCAAGAAGTAACAACATCATCACAAGAACAAACTCAACAACCGCCAAGTGCTGCCGGTGCCGAACTTAATCTCAGCGATCTAGCTTCATTGCGTAGTATTTTAGAAGTTGCTAGTAGTCGAGGTGCATTCAAAGCTGCAGAATTAGAAGCGGTAGGTAAGGCTTACAATAAGTTAAATACCTTTCTAGAATCTGTTGCCACCAAAAAGGAATAATATGAAAAATCTCAAACACGTGGGTAAGATAAAAAACACAGGATCAAAAGTTCTTGTAGTTTTTAGAACGTTACCCGGTGAGTCAAATATGGCACTGGTTGTACAAACATCTCCGTTGCCGGATCAATATCACAATGCAATTATTGATCTTGTGGATCAAGATGTTGCACAGGATGCATGGGAATTTGGAGAAATCCTTTTCACTCGACCATTCCCCGACGGACGCCCTATGTTACAGGCATTGCAGGCAGATAATCGTTTGATAAAAGTAGCCACTGATACTGTTATCATGACACCTACTCCAAATTCAGAGATTTCACTGCATGAGCTAAATTCATTTATTGCAGAACAAAAAAATTGTGCGATAGATGATTTGTATACATTTACCAAAGGAGCTCCTGCCAAGAAAGAAACTGCAACAGCAGTTCAAGAAACTGTTAGCGCGGCTGCCTCAGTCAGTGAGATTCTCACCGATCGCGATCTAGCTCGCAATTTTAGAAGTCAAGCAGATGCTATGTACAAAGAAGCAGCGAGACTACGAAAGCAAGCAGATGACTTAGATCCACCGGTAAAGAAAACGGCAAAGTCCAAAGAAGCTGAAAGTGCCTAAACATTTATTTAGGCCACCTAGTCAGTTGATTAAAGAATGGCCGGAAGTTTTTGAAGATATGTATATGAATACCATGCCAGTAGCATATTTAAAAAACGTCCGGTTAGAATTTAACAATGGTAGAATATGGGAAATAGATATTCAAGAACAGCTCGATAATGCAACCAATGATATTGTTGCTGAAAAACTATTGGATACATTTCAAGAATACAAAGAAGAAATTACCAAAGTTGATTTTGCCATAGATATTCAACGGCTAAAACAAGATATAACTGATAAAACTAACAAATTGCTTTAGACAGTTTGTTATTGTAATTGTTTACAAGCGTTATAAAATTCAACAAGTTCTGGAAATGTATTTTTAAAGTTTGTGCCTCTACGACGATCATGTTCATCAACAAAGTTAACAAAGTCTTTTCTAAATTGTTCTTTTTCTGGGTATCCGTTTTTTATCTTAGATTCAAATACAGTAAGTACACGCTGTAATTTTTCTACCTCACTTATAAAAAATCCCATACGATCTTCTTCATTTTTATCGATGTTGTTTTTCATAAAATCAATCTGTACTTGTATATTAGTAATAAACTCCTCCGATAATAAACCTACAACTTGATGAGAAGGATAATTTAGATAGGGAATATCTATATATACAGAATGATTGTTATTAATCCGAGGACTACAATGTTTTCTTTTCAAGACTAAAATATCTTCTAAGAACTGTTGATAACTGATTACACTGAGTAAATTGTAAGTACTCATGATATGAATTTGTGAGTCTGGAACAGAGCTAAGATAACGATCGCAATTTGATAACCATTGTTTATAATCCATGCCGTAACGTATGTACTCGGCTTGAGCTCCATATGCCTCACAGCTGGTGTAAACCATTACATTCTTAACAGCTTTGGCTGTTTGTATTTGTTGAATTTTTTCAATAAACTCATCCATTAGCTTTTCTGGAACGCATAGATTGCTGTTTATGCCTAGCTCTAGTTCCGGATTTGGATGTTCTATGATATAATCTAATACTCTAAAAGTATGTTTGGTCATTAACGGTTCGCCACCAGTGATTCTAAATGTATGGAGAGTAGGGTAAAGTTCAGGCCACCATTGCCAAAATGCTTCTACGTATGGATTAAGATCACGCTCTAAAAAAGGCATCTTGTTCTGTATCTTAATCCATTCTATATTGTTAAATTTTTGACTAGTAGGATATGCTCCAAACTTTTCAATTTCTTCCATCCATTTGCTACTAACATCTGGACTACAATAACTACATTTAAAATTACATACATTACTAAAACTAATTTCTAAATAGCTCGGATTAACATGATTTAGTCCTTGCAGATCAAAAATTCTATCTTTACTCCATGGCTCGTAACTCTTTAACACTCTATCACTGAGTACTTCACCTTGGTCTTCTACTTGCCAGCAATACTCACATTCTGTAGGACGTTTTCCGTTAAGCATGTCTAAACGCTGTTTAATCTTAAAAGACGTGTTATGTAACGCACTAGGACTTTGTTTGATTTCTTCTAGAGGAATTAGATGTGTTCTTGGATGATGACAACTATGAGTATGGCCTGACCCCAAGTGTATAGTAACTTGACTCCACTTGGCTGCGCAATAACTAGGGCTAATGGGATTTAGAATTTGTTCTTTAAAATCTATTCTTTTTTGACGCCATTTCATATTAATATTTAAATCCTGTTTGAGATCTATTTTTTTGTTTGTTGTTCATAATATTCTTTTAACCAATCAAAATCGTTGATTTTTTTAAGTGCTTCTAGATCGTCTTTATTGGATTCTCCGTATGCTTTGCCGGCAATAGCTCCGACAATAGCTTCTTGACCAAACGGTCGGTCAGAGCCTAACGTACACCATACATTGAGTCTGTGTAATGTTTCTTCGCTTTTTTGCCTATCAATAATTTTACTGGACAATTTACAACATTCTCTAAAAGCTGATTTCCAAGTGTTGAACGGATCAGTGTTAAATGCTGTAATGTTTGATATAGACTTAACTGCTCTAAATTTACTAGATATACTAGTTGTCATGTCTGGCTTAGATACATCCATGCCTATAGTCATTGAAGTTGGCAATAGTTTAACTCCTCCATATCCGTACACTAGATCATTAATGGGATTTTTACTACGCCAAACATATACAATATCTTGTTCGTAGGCGGATACCTTATAATCAAAATTAAAATCTTCAACAATTTCAGCATCGCCGTCAACTACCCAAAACATACAGGTCTTTGCTAGTTTGGCGGCGGCTATGTGGGCTTGATGTATACCCTTAATTCCATGCACTCTTTTAGTTCTTGGGAATTTTGATTTTAAATTTATAAAATTAGCATCGGCTGTTGGCTCATTATAACTGATAAACACTATATCATAATGTTCGGTGTTCTTTGGTTTACTGGCAACTATATCTATTTTTTTATGATTTATGTAAAATCTTTTTTCAAGTTCTTTGTTACTTACATTTGAATGTTTTGAGAATAATGTTACACCATCAAAATACTCTGCATTTTTAAAAACATGAATGTATTTTTCATCCCATTTTGTAACAATATAACTAAAATCAAAATCATCTGAAATGATTACATCGTCCCAAACTACCCAAAATAACTTAGTAAATGCTCTGTTGGCAATATCTGAGAAATTTTTTATATTTTCAATTTTTTGAGATAATGGGAATCTTTTGTTAAAAGATAACCAATCAGTGTCGTCGATGGTGTTTTTGCTTACATAAAAAATATCGTAGATCATTTTAGATATGTGTTTGTTAAATTCATTGTTTCATTATACAGGTCTAATGTATACTTGCTTTGCTTGGGGTCTAGATAAGGATAATTAAAACCTAATTGCTGATTAATTTTTATTCCAAAATTTTGTATATCCTGTTCAACTGTGTCATGATTAACATTTTCGTTATAGATATTTCTTAAGATTTCAAAATCTCTAACATCAACATAATTCCAATTTGTACAGTTAGTCATCCAAGTTCCCATACGTGCGCCAAGCACAGCATATTTTCCATTTTCTTCATGAGATCCAACGGTTGACCACATTTTTAATCTATGAAGATTATGCCACCATACACGTTCTTGAATTTCATCAGACAATACTTTGACTCCGTCTAACAAAGTCATTTTAACACCTTCACGGAATCCTGCTCGCCAGGCCTGAAAAGGTGATCCTGTGATAACTGTTTCACTATAACATTCTTTAAACTGTTGGTACCCATTTTCCCAACAAAAATCGACCTGAGCACGATCACTGTCACTGGCTTCGTGCGTTTTCATATTAAGAATAAAATCCTTGCGCCATATTTTTAACCCACCATTGCCGTATCGTAATCCATTTAGTTTATTACGTGCTAACCAGCTGACTACTTGTAAATTTTTTTGATCAGGATCAAACTCTGTGTTAAAAAATTTTGTGTCAACAATATTATGTGCATCTACAGTAATGACCCAATCTGTTTCTGATTGTCTTGCAGCTTCTTTATGTGCTTCGTCGCTGCCTTTTATTCCGTGTACTCTTTTAGCCCAAGGAACTTTATTGCATAGATCTGCATAATGCAAATCTGCATTTGGCTCGTCATAACTTAAAAATACAATATCTAATTCTATGGTTTTCATATTTTTTCAAAAACATAATTTTTTAATATTCTTCTTGTAAAAATACTAAATCGATTGTGAGATCCTGTGTAAATAAATTCTTTAGAACTCTGTTTTAAATCTTTTAGTTGAAAAACTATTGTCTGATAGAGATCGTGTGGATCATTATAGGCTGTGATAAAAAACTGCATTTCAGTACTTCCATCCCATTGAATCTTTCTAGTTTTAATTGAACTGTGTAAAACAAAAATTATTTTATTTTCTAATTCATTATATTGAATAATAATATCATTTTTTTGATCAGGCACATATTTTTTATCAATAACTCTATGAAGTACATCGTCAATCTTAACAAGACTGTACTTGGTAACAATTTCAACTGTTTCTGAATCCATATCTACGAAACAGGAACTCATTTGAATTATTCCGTTATGTATATCTTCTGCTAGATCTCTATCAATTTTTATTTTATATTGTTTATCATAAGCAGCAAGATCGGGATAAATTCCAGTAACTTCACCGGTAGTAGGCTCAAAAATTGCCCAGTATTCTACTTGTGGTGCAGTATATTGCTGTAACCAACTGTCAAAATCAATTATTTCTTCCATAGAATTTTCTCTAAAATACTGATAACTTCATCAGTTACATAATTTTTTTCGTTATAATGAACTATATCTTGTTGCTGATAATTTCCAATTTTTAATTTACCTTGCAGATCAAAATAAAATCCAACATGATCAGAAACTTTATCGGCAGGCCAAGGCCAATTTTGTATCATTGGTTTTAAATGAACTACTTTAGGAAATTTTAAATCATAACTAATATCATCTTGAATATCTAAAATTTTTGCAGCTAAGGAAAATGCTTCGTCAGTGCCTACTACTTTCGGAAGATAATTTTCTAAGAATAGATTTTTAAATTCATTGGGATTTTTTAAAATGTGCCGACCTAATGAAAAGAATTCTTTGGATAATTTAGAATCTTTTTTAAAAAATGTGTAAAAAGAATATAAATTGGGGAGATCGTTATATTCAAATGTTTTTCTATAATATGAATCTTTTACAATCTCTCCACGATAGGTAAATGACTTATTGGGAATATATAATTCAGAGTTTTCAATAAAGTATTCAACCCAATGACTGTAGTCTCTAAAAAACAACATGTCTGCATCTAAGCATACAGTATGATCCCAAGGACTTAGTTTATCCATCCAACTTCGTCCATCCCAAAAAGTTTCTTGATTCCATTCAATAATTTTGTTAAACACCCAAGGACTTTTTAGTTTTTCAACGTCTTCAATATTATCAGTTACCAATGCTACTTTGTCAAATCCTTTTCTTTGAGTATTTTTAATACTCAATGCTAGAGCATAAGCTAATTTTAAATAGTCAACTGACTCATTTTTAGAAACTACAATGAGGTATCCAAAAGTCATAGTATCTCCAAAAATTCTTTTGCATTTCTAATTATACTTTGTTTGTTCATTACATGAATGTCTAGATCTTTAATAGATGCAATAACTACGTGATCTGCAGACATACTGTCATTTAGATAAACACGCAATTGATTTTTTCCAACAGAATGAATTAGATCTTTATCTAACAGTGTTAACACTGGGGGGAGATTTTCAGCCCCAGTGTCAAATCCATTAAGCATATGTTTTGCTATGCTAAAAGCAATGTCATTCCTATATTGTTTGGGATTGAATCTAAACAAATCTGCAAAATAATTATAATTTGTACGAATAACGTCCACTAGATCAAAAAATATCTTAGATTCGGTGTTTTTAGTAAACATCACTGTGGTTGCCCAATATAACGGAATTCCAGTTTCAGAAACCCAAGAATCCAAAATACCTTTTCTATCTCCTCTAACATCTTGCATAGATGGAGATAGCATCACATCGGAATCGGCATCCCAATATGCATTCAGTCTATCTGACATAATTAAAAAATCGCTGTCTATTAACAATGTTCTGTGATACGGTGTGAGGTCCCAAACCGAAGCTCTATTTGAATTTACAAAAGGAACTGTTTTAGAAGTGTATCCATCGTTGAGTACTCGAATATTTTGAGTAACAGGTTTTTCAATTTCTATAATTTTATCAAAAATTTCTAGAGAAAGATTGTAGATCCCAGAAGACTGCATCCATTCTATTGTGAATTTATCGACTACCAAAGATACAGGAACTTGCAGATTTGTTTTTGCAAATTTTGCAGATATCAAAGACATCAAGGCATAATCAATGTCTCTGCTGTTGTGAGCAAATATTAATATTCCTTTTTTCATAAATCTACTAATTTTTCAACTGTTCTACTTTTTTTAATTTTTTCATATTCGCTCATATATTCAAAGCTGGCTGAAAAATATCTATCAAAAATTTCATCTCGAAATTTCACCAAGTCGTCGATAAGCACTGGATTTTCGTTAGTATCGATCAATGGTATACCGGATACTCTACCTTGATCAATACACAATTGAACAAAAGAAATTAAAGAGTGATCAATGTGAAAAATGCCGCCACTGGCGCCATAAGTTAATTTAGCTTGTAGTTTTTCTTTTAGAAGTCTTCTTTGTATTGCAAGTGTTTGGCGATACTTAGAAAAATCCAATGCAGTTTGTAAACGGTCGTCCATAATCATCCTCAGTTATAGTAGCATATTATTTATATGCTGCTGTTGTTGATGAAAAATTATGTTCCGCCGATTGCAGTAATTGAATATGTGGGTCTAGTAATTGTAAATGTTCCTGATGGAACTAAGGATCCGGTGGCTCTTTTTTCGGTGACTGTGACTGTTAGTGTTCCGTCTATAACATCTTCAGTAAAAGGTGGTCCATCTGGTCCTGGGTCCGTATAATTATCAACAAATCTAACTCGAATAAACACAGTGGTAGCTGTACCAGCAGAATTATTTGCAACATCGCACTTAGCATCTAGATGATAACTATTTGCAGAATACGGTGCAGAAGAAGATAAAGAATAGAAATTTTGATAAGAGTTTGTTAATCTATAAAAATTTTGACCGTTCATTGGGCTAAAGCCGGCAGTTGGTGTTTGACTTCCAAATGCCTGCATTCCCGCGGAGGTAGTTAAATTAGACCAATCATTATTTTGAGCAGTACCGGCACCGCCAGTTCGTGAAGATTGAATTCTAATCTGTCCACCACTATTAAAAAACCAACGACACAGATTAGCATTAGCAAAAGTTGCTGTGACTTCACACACAACCAAAGTATTCCATTGTGTGGATCTAGTAGAACTTACTGCACTTTCTGTCAAAAATCTACCTGAACCTATATTAAATCTATTTGATACAGCAGTTGAGATTAGACTGTTGTACTGTGTGTTATTGGTAAAAGAAAGAGTCTGACCTTCATTAATATCGGTAATCGTTGGCGCTGCCCCGTCTTGATGTGTTCTAGCATTGACGATATCGAATCTTAAAAGGTCCCAGTCGGTTTGACTGATTTTTTCATGGTTAACTTTAGCAGAACTTTGTAAAGTTTGACCATACCCATAGGTAGCCGAACCGTCGCCGATAATATCAATTATGTTAGCACGTAAATTATTGTAGTCTGTGGTCTTTATAAGATCATTAACAGCCATTGTAGTCCTTAATTCTTTTCATAAGACTATTTATACGGGTGTTAAGAACCAGATATACCAGAGATGGAGTAACTAGGTCTTGTTATAACAAATGGCCCGGTACCTAATGGTTGTAGTGTGCCCGATGCTCTTATTTCATCTACTGTAAGAGTCAACGTACCGTTAACGTTATCTGGAATACTCGGACTGCCGGGACCGGTGTATGTATAGGTATCAGAATATGTAACTCTAAAAGTTAAAGTAGTAGCACCACCTATGGTGTTATCGGCCACATTAGAAACTACTTCAATTCTATATTGATTTGCTGTATACGGGGCACTTGAGCTCAAATTAAAAAATGTTTGGTAACTATTTGTTAAATTGTAAAAATTTAATCCTGAAGTATTTGCACCAAATGCTACCGTGCCTGCAGAATCTAGTATATTTGACCACGAAGAATTCTGCGGGCTTGCTGTGCCGCCTGTTCTAGAACTTGAACACCTTACCTTACTGCCGCTGTTAAAAAAGTGACGAGCTTGATCAGCGGTAGCAAAGGTTACTGTTATTGTTGCTGTAAGACTAGAATTCCATGCAGTGTTTCGAGTAGCTGACGTAGCCGACTCGATAACAAATTGACCGGTACCTATATTAAATTTATTTGCAATTGCAGTATCTGCCTGTGTGTTATATTGATTGTTAGGATGCCCTGCACCGTATCGCACAGGTTGTCCCGAAGTAGCAGTAACAATGGTTGGTGATACTCCATCTTGATGGAGTCGAGCATTAAATATGTCAAATCTCAAATTATCCCATTGCGCTTTTGTCACTGTATTGCCAAAGGCCACAGGAGAACTCAGTAACGTTTGGCCGTAGCCTGATTGGCCGGCTCCTGTTCCCATAATACCAATAATTTTTGTTCTTATTGTATTATAGTCTACTGCTTCAATTATTAATCCTGTACCTGCGGCCATTTTGAATCCTTATAATACCAACGCTTCTATTACACCCGAACCAGACTGATGGTCTTGAAGGGCTATAGCAAAATAATCTGTATCAGATTTGTTGGCTGCCGAAGCTGCTCCAAACATATTTTGAGATGGAACTAATTTGTCCCCTTTCTTAACTGTACCTTGCACTTTTACAGGAACACGGCCTTTTAGTGCCACTAGTGTTCCACCTTCTAAGTGTGAATTCATTATGAATCCTGGGTTCCCTGACACAATACCAATAGCCCTATTGCCATAAGTTGCTGCTGTAATTTCTTTAGCACCGCCAATGCACACCACTGTACCAATATCGTATTGTTTATCTGCTAGATATTTTTCTGCCAAATCGGCATACTGTGCTGAGGTAGCAGTTCCATTAAGTATGTTACAATAGATGTTTGAGCTAGCATCTCTAGCTACAATTGTGTTAGCTGTTGAAGTATGTACAGCAGTTCTGTAGGCTCCGTTATATAACAATGTGTTTGCCTGAGTAGCTGTTCCTGTAAATTGATTGGCTACTAGGTTACCGCTAGCATCTCTTAGAGCAATTGTATTAGCAGCAGCAGTAACATCTTGTATTTTATTATTCAATTGCAAAGCATTGCTGGCTGTTCCATTAACAGATCCTACATATACCGCTGTGCCTGCACCTGCACCAGAATTTAATACAGTAACTCCTGTAGACGAAAGTATATTACCAGTCAAAGATCCATTAACTGATCCTGTCACATTGCCTGTTACATTACCTGTCACATTGCCTGTTACATTGCCTAATAGCGCACCATTAAATGTGGTAGCAAACACTGTGGCCCATCTTGCAGATATAGCACCTAGATTTCTTGCATTATTTGCTGCTGGATAGATAGCATCTGCACCAAATACATAATCTCTATCGCCGCCGGTTGTAACAATTCTCACAGTAATTGTTTGAGATCCAGAAGATCCTAATTGATTAGAAATAATAGGTTGATCGCCGGATTCAATAAACACTTTTAAATCATCAGTGTCACCTAACGTGTAGCCAACGTCATAAAACTTTGCCCCATTTGGAAATAGTGCATTGGTATTTTTAAGATATTCACTGGCTGCAAAACCTCCTAGTTTAGCTGCATTAGATGCTGTTCCCCAATGAATGTGGTCATCTGTTGTTACCCCAGTGGCCGGAGTATTAATTAAAGTAAGGCCTTTTTTGATTTCACTAAAACCGGTGATAGGATTTACTAAAGGATTTAGTGTAAATGCAGTCTTACTCATTATATATTGCGTATCGCTGCTAACAGTGAATTTAATAATTGTGTGATTTACATTACTGACATCTTTTACTACTACTACTTCTACAGCGGTAGCACCGGGATCTTCTGCTATTTGAGGACCGACCAGCACAAAGGATGTACCATTAGATACATACAGTTGCTCAGTGGTAGTGTCTAGCCAAAAATCTCCTGCAACAAGTCCGGAAGGTGCTGTTGCACTAACTTCAGATCCGCCAGATGTTCTAAATCTAGATCCATCATAGAATTTAATCTTTTTGTTTGCACTGTCGAACCAAATTTGACCTAGTACAGCTCTCGGTGGGGCAGAAGTATTGGCAAAATTCTCTAAAAGGTGTAAGAAATTTTCGTTCTGTACTTCGCCATAACCTGCATAATTTTTACCTAAGAAGCGTAGATCAGTAGTGGTATCAATGGTACCGTCTTCTACTGAGACTAAAAACGTGCCATTAAATCTGTCTACTTGATATGCCATCAATCTACTCCAATATTATTCTATTATTTATCTGAGTAGATTTATTATAATCTACCTACTGCAACTTCAACAACACCTTCTATGCCATCAAAATCACCAAGTGCTTTGCCTATTACAGTGCCTATTTGTGGATTTTGGGTAGTTCTAGCAAAACCATTTCCTCCGCTAATCAACATATCACCTTTTCTAATAGAGCCTTTAACTCTACAAGGAGTTCTTCCCTGTAATGCTACAGCTGCCACGTATGTTCCTTGACAGTTGCTGTTCATTAAATAAGCAGGATTTGTAGTAACAACTCCTGCTACTCTGTTGGTACCATCTTGTGCAAGTGTAACTTCAAATTCGCCGCCAAATTCTAGCACTGTACCTGGAGCATATTCTGTATCTGCAACATAGTTTTCAGCTAAGTCAGCATATTGTGCGCTGGTTGCAACACCGTTAAAAATATCTGCATATACACTACCAAACGTTCGTCCCGGTAGTCCTATATTGCATTTGCTAGAAACATCTCCTACAAAAGTAGGATCTGCTGAGCCGCCGGCGGCTAGCGCCACAGAGCTTGAAATAAACTCAAAACTTGCTTCGTCACCAGTTTGAAACGCATCGTTGATACTGATTGTAAAACCCAGCCCGTTAGTAATGGCCAAAGTAGGAGAGTTTCCATTTATAAACAAATGAATTTCGCCCGCATCTCCAATTGTTGCGCCGGCATCTGTAACTGAGACTCCTGCCAGTGTTCCCACCGAAGTCAAAGATGAATTAATTATTCCAGCAGCTAATGTTGATCCGCTCAAAGTGCTGGCTGCGGCTGTAACCGTAATGTCTTGTGATCCGTTAAATTGTACGCCATTGATGGCTCTTCCAGGAGTTAATGTGCTAGCCTGGGCGGCAAGTCCACTGAAAGTAAAACCTTCTATATTATTGGCTACAAGACTGTAAAATGTACTAGTACCAGATATTGCAGTAACATTGCCCGTTAATGGTCCAATAAATTGATCTGCTGTTATTGTTCCGCCTGCAAAACTACCCGTACTATCTCTAGCAACTACCTTACCTATAGTGTTAACTGACGATGCATCTACTGACCAAGTAGTTGCAGTACTGCCATTAAAATTACTGCCTGTTAAATATGTGCCTCTAGTAAGAATGGTAGGAGTATTAGCAGTAACAGTAATATCATTGTTGCCATCAAAGTACACACCGTTGATAAATTTTCCGTTTTGCAATCTAGTAGCTGTGGTTGAATTACCTAATAGATTGCCAGAAATTACTGAGTTTGTTGATAGCGTAACACCCTTTTGTAATTCATTAAAACCAATAATAGTATCTAAAGTATTGATTGTAAAAGTATCTGAACTGTGTATGGACAATACTTCATCATTAACTAACACCAACAACACTGCATGATTGATACTGTTAACATCTCTTAAAATTGCTGCTTTGATCCTTGTTTCACCAAAGCCAGATACTCCCTCAGGTCCTACAAGTGTCCATCCTGATATATTAGAATAAACATACAATTGTTTGGTTGAGATTTTATACCAGAGAGCACCTTCAGTTGGGCCGGAAGGTGCATTTTCCGAAGCTGTAGCAGCTCCCACAGGCACCCAATTGATTCCATCATAGGTATTTAATTTGTTATTTGCACTGTCGTACCACGTTTGTCCTTCTACAGCACGAGCGGGAGGATTTGTTCCGGCAAAATTTTCTAAAAGAAATAGAAAATTTTCATTTTGTACTTCGCCGTAGCCCACATAATTTCTACCAAGTAAACCAATACTTGTATAAGTATCTAAAGTTCCGTCTTGAAGAACAACAAGTTCTGATCCGCTATATTTGTTTATAATGTATGGCATTGGTTCGCTCCTTATGTATTTAACTTAAGAGCTAAATGTCCAGACACCTGCCTGTAGTATAAAAGTTTTAACAGTTCTAAAAACACTAATAGGTTGTGCAGAAATAGTAATAGGACTTACAATTGTTTGATTTGTTATAGCAAATGCAGTTCCTGTTGGAGTAACAAATTCAGCAGTAGATGGAGCTCCAAGACTTGTAGTAGCAGTAGAACTTATGTTTGACAGTCTTGTACACAAGATTCTAGCCAATGTACCGTTTTCGTATTCGTTTACAGGAGCCAAACTTGTTAAAATTAACGCAATATCACCGTCGGTTGGAAAATCTGATACATCTATACTGAATACCAATGAACGAGTTCTGACTACATTCAAAACATATTTTTTATTAGTGGCTTCGGACAATTCAGTAGCAGATAAAACTGGATTTGCCTGTAATAACAGATCTGTAATTGACCCGGTATGTTCAGCGGTTTGTACAGGAGAATTTTGATTAGTAGTAGCTAATCCTGTCATCAAAGGCGAACCAATTAATACAATGTTTCCAGTACCATCAGGCGCCAGTTCTAGATCTAGAGAACTTATGGTAGATATTCTTTGATTGTCTATAAAAATGTTGTCTACTGACAAATTTATCAAAGTACCCACATTATTTAAATTAGGAAAAGAACTTGAAAAACATTGTGTTGAAGTTAACACTGTATTTCCAGCAATTTTATAATTTTGTCCTGCGGCTAAATTAATATTTTCTGTGCTGAACCATCCAACATTTTTATCCCAAGTAAATTCATGATCGCTGGTACCTCTTAAAATGATGCCGCCGCCATCGGCGTATTCATCGGTATTAGAAGAACTATCACCAAGACTGGCTAAAACAACATTTTTATCTTCGATAGTAAGTACGCTGGTATTAATTGTGGTTGTATTTCCTTGAACCACAAGATTGCCTACCACTGTAAGACTACCGCCTACTGTGGTTAAACTGTCTGTAAATCCGTCATAAATTTTTACTTCTCGAGTTGGCGAAACAATATTAACTGCTGTTTCACTAACAACTCCCTTTTGTACAGCAAAACTGAGATTCTTATTTGAAGCTGTGTTGTACAATCTCACATTACCGGCAGCAACGTTGAATGCTCCTTCAGTACCAGCTCCTACGTTAAGTCCGCTGTTGTTGGTAATAATTAACGGTTGTGCAAAATTGTTTGCTTGATCACGTCTTGCATAAAGAGACGAAATAACATTATCAAGTTTATCTGCGTTAGTTGCGGTGACATTGAATTTTATACCTGCTAGTGTTCCGGCATTAAATCCTGGAACAATACTTCCGCTAAAACCTTCGATGTTTAACTTAGGCGTGAAGGCGTCTTTGGAAAATATTCCTAACAGAATTCCGTTATTGTATAAGTAGGTTACAACACGGGATGCATTTAAAGAATCTAAAATAGTTTCAACTTTGAATCCACTAAGTCCTTGTGCCTGAGAATAAGCAGGACCAAGCAAAATAAAACCAACGCCGTCATAGAAATACAATTGTTTATTAATATTATTAAACCATAAATCTCCGGCGCCTGGTTGAGCGGGCTGAGAATTTGAAATACTAGCTGAGCTTACTGGAACAAATCCTGTACCGGTATAAACTTTTAGTTTTGCTTCGCTAGTATCAAACCATATTTGACCTCTAATTGGATTCTCAGGTCTACTAGTACTTGCAAAATTTTCTAAGAGTTTTATAAAATTTTCATTTAACGATTCACCGAAGCCGCTGTAATTTTTTCCTATTAAGGTAATGTCAGTTGTTAAGTCATCAATCTGACCATCAGCTACAGTAGCTAAAAGTGTTCCGTCTGTTTTATTGATCGAATACGCCATTTTTTATCCTTTAGAATGCAGGTGGTCCTGACCTAATAATGTAGTTTATAGTTAGAAACGGGTTCATCAATGAAAATGCGTCACTTAACGGACTATTAGTTTTGATACCTCCCGAATTAGGAAGATAATTAAATTTACCTGCTGCTGTTGGTCCCGCATCTAAAAATGCACCGAAATCAGTAGGCAAAGCGGTGTCTAACCTTACAGCAGCATATTGACCACCTGTGCTACCTATCATATCGTGTTCATGATCTGGAAGATTTCTAGTCAACAGTGTTTGCGTTGATGCACCGCTAGCCTGTCCAACATTCTGAGGTTCAGTTCCAGATACTCTCCCTACCACTCCGCCGCCACCTTCTACATATCCGCCTGTGCTGTTGGGTACTGTAATACCGTTATCCATGTTATCTCTTCCTAGCGCAAATCTACCTCTTAGATCAGGAATTCTAAAAGTATTAACTCCAACTAATGGGTCATTACCGTTGTAGGTCGTGCCAATAATATCGTATAAATCAGAAAATTTCCCTCTTTCTACTTCGCCGCCATCGCAGAACAAAAATCCATAAGGAGCACTAGAACCTGCATAAGGCAGAATAGCACCAATTGGTAATCCTAGATCGGATATGAATGTATCCCTGGATTGTTTAAGTAATCCACTGGTACTTGATCTAAAAACCAAAACAAAATCATCTGTTTTAGATCTATTAGGAATAGGTTCTGCTTTACTGCTAATAATAGAAGAAGAAAGTGTTGTGTTAAATGTTTTTGTATAGCCGCCTGTGCTACCGTTAAAAGTTATCGGAGCCGTTGACGCTATATCTCCTGTAATAGAGAATGATGTGGTATTTTGTAAACTGGTGGCAGTTACAGCATTACCGCTGATGTCTCCTCCTAGAACTCCTTCTACGGTTTCTGCAATAATAGTCTGTGCTCTAATTGTTTTCCAACGTTTAGTAACACTGCCAAATTCAAAAGTATCGTTTAATGCTGGATCAATATTCCTTGCGGTAGTAGTTCCAACTACTTCTAAAGTTGTGCCAATTAATGCATTTTTAGTTACTGCCAATCCCCCGGCAGTTCTAATTGAGCCGTTGCTGAGATTAGTGGCTCCTACTGTGCTATCAACAACTAAGTTTCCACTAATTTTAGTGTTACCAATTACGTCTAACGATTCTTGTGGGCTGAGATTGTTAATTCCGACTTTGTTATCAATTACTCTTAGTATTGTGTTTGGTATACCGTCAGAATTCAATTGAATATCAATGCTACTACCTGCTGAAGAATTATAAATTTTAGCAGCAGTAGCTGAGTTAGAAAGATTAAATGAACTGTCTACACCAATATTGATGCCTGAATTATTTCTTATGTTCAATCCAAATTCAGTGGTATTAGTAATATCCGATCTGAGGAATTTACCACTGTCGATTACTACACCACTAACATTTAATCCATCTGCTGAAGTAGCTGTTCCGTACAATTTAGGAGAGAATCCTCCTAGTCCTAGATCTGATGTAGATGATATGTTTACTCCTGATCTTACCGCAAGAAATCCTGTGATAGAATTTTTTGGAGTGAAACTGTCTTTGCTAATAATTACAACTGGTTTATCTTCTACATAAAAAGTTAAAACTACCTTGGTACTGTTATTAGTATCTATAATCTGTTCAACTAAAGGACCACTTAATAATCCTGTTGAAAAATTAGGTCCAACCAAAATCCAGTCTGTACCTGAAAAAACATATAGTTGTTGATTTACAGTATCTACCCAAAGTTCACCAACTTTGCTTTGTTCAACAGAAGGAGCTACAACACTCTTTTGAATGTCGCTGGCTGCTTTCCAGGCAACACCGTCGTAGATTTGTAGTGTTCTTGTGTTGGTATCAAACCATAACTGTCCTTCAATAGGGTTGACTGGTTGTGCTGGGCCTGCAAAATTTTCTAAAAGGGCTAAGAAATTTTGACCAATAGTTTGACCATACCCGGTAACATTTCTTCCTGGAAATGTCAAACTAGTATCTGTGTTTGAGGTGTTATCATACACCGTGATCGGTGTCTTGTTTTCGTTATCAGTAAAATTTACAATATATGGCATTTATTACACCTCTGTGAAACCAGTTAAACTCTGTACACGAATCGTATAATCAATTTGTAATAGCCTGTTTAGAGATTTTTGAACAGGGTGAAAAATCACATGAGTTAATAATTTGCCGGTGCTGCTGTCGCTATAAGATCGTAGACCTAGTTCATCAAAAACAAAATTGCCACTCATATCTTGACTGTTGTCAAATGCATCCTGTCCGTCTGGTTCTCCATAATCTAACAAACAACTAATAATAATGTCACTATAAGTGGCTCCACTTATATGCCTAATTTCCATTTTATTTCTAATAGGATCTGTATTTTCTGTGGCATTTTTGTCCACAACCTTGGCATAGGTTTGATTGTAAAGACTAGTATTAACACCTACAGTATTTGGTGTTAGATAACTAATCAGTCCAGTTGGGTCTACTGTGGTTCCACCATTGCCAAAAACCATTTGGTAAATCCAGCCCTGTCCTTGATTGCTAAGACTGTTAACCATTGCAACACTCATATTTTCATAATGGATAGCATTTCGTTTATCTTGAAATACTTCTCCAGTTTCAGGATCAAATATTTTTATGTGTCCCTCGACGTGGAATCCACCGCTTTCGTTTGGTGTTTTTTCTAGTTGTTTTTGTTCGTTGGGCATATCGAGCTCGTTGAAATTATTATTCATAGTGTATTTATTCTGGTATGATCGTTGTCTTTTGTAAAATAAAATTGCTGATTGCGGTAGCATTTTCTTGTAGAGTTTTTCCAGCCGATGCGGTTGTAACACCTCGATCATACCAAGTTCTTCCTGTTTTTCTTATTACGGTAATACGTGTGCCTGCTGGTATTGCTTTAGTTAGCCTTACATAAGGACTTGTTCCATCTACACTGAATTCTGCTTCTATTTCTTTGCTGCCATTGGGTCCTAGATCTTCATCAAATATATCGACAGGGTTTTTACGTAATCTAGTGCCGGCTACAAATATTTCTAGTTGATCACACGGTCCATAGCTCACCGGAATATTGGGATCACCTGTCACAATGTCAATTCCACGGAACCATGAACTTCTGGTTCCTTGTGCAGGAACAAAATCCAAAGGACCAATTAATAGTGTGCTGCCGTCACTAACAAAATCCAATCGGTGTTGTGTTTCATTATACGGAATAGTTTCTAAGGGTCCGCTGTCTGTTACAAAACTACCCGCTGCGTGAGTTGCCGCAATAGCAGTTCCTAGACTTCCTCTACGAAGTTGTGTAAGTACATTTCCAGACTTCTGTAAATATTCTATTCTTTCATTGTTGATGTATACAATACCCGACACTGGTCGATCAGTTGGATCATATAATTGATCACCGTTGATCACTGTGATATTTTGATCGTAATAATTCAATGCTACTGCTAGCTTAACATCATTTCTACTGTAACGTTTGAAATGATATATATTCAACATATCTTTATAAATTTCATATGCACTAGGAAATTTGTAAATGTTGTTTCCAAATTCAACAATTTTTACAGCATCTTCAATAGTCGTTTCAACGTTTAGATATACTACACCTCTTGGCAGAGATACGCTAAAATCACGATCCTGTGTTTGTCTCACTCCGTTTATGTAGACCCATACATAACTTGAATTTATAGGGGTTCTAGAAAGTTGATATTGAACCTTTCCTCCCGAAAATTGATCAGCTACAATGTCCATACTAGGATATTCACTAAACCAAACAATTTCAATTATATCTTTTGTAGTGCTATCATCGTTGTTTTCCAAGGTGGCCATAATTGCATCTGTAAAAACAATTTCATCACTATCTATTTGGTAATCTGCAAATGCTGTGACAACAATTCTAATAACATTACCTATGTCCAAAATGTCTGGCCGCACGGTGATAATGTTGGATCCAGAATTAAGTGTATAATCTACTACCTGAATTGTTGGATTGTTGTTTACAAAAACTTGAATATCAGGATATGTTATCGACCCCGGAAATCTTATTGGATCTACTCCAATAGTAATTTGATTGTTAGTTCCGTCGTAGACTGTTAGCACAGTATCAGGACCGTTGACCTGCTGTCCATTGATGTTTACGAGTAGATTAGATATGGCCGATGCTCTGGACAAATTAACAAATTTATCTACTACGAATCTAGTAGTTGACCCATCGTAGACTATAGTTTGATTATTAATTCTAATTATACTCTGTCCTGTGGAGTCTGTATCTAAGCCAGGGCCTAAGCATACTACTTTGACCACACTGTTAATAGCCGGAGCAATACCGAACTGCACCAAAGTTTTATTTGGAGTATCTGTAAAATCAGCACTGTCTAGAAATCCTACATCAATGGCATCGCCGTCGACTGTGACCAGTATTGATGAAGTTTGACTGAAAATTGCTTTGGTCAAAAACAATGAGGTTGCTCCGTCTGCAACAAATTCTTGATAGTCTAATAAATTTATACCGCCTAGACCAAATGCCAGTATTTCAATTATAGTGGCACTGATCGGCACATAGGCAAATACTACCTCATTGGTTTCGTAATCTATGGTATAATCTTGATACAGTTCTTGTTTGATTTTATTAATATATACAATCACTGAATTATTTTCTAATATATCAATACCTATGGCATATTTAAATTTTACACCGTCTGAATATGCAATAGTATTTTGTATCAGGGCAGATCCTTGAGGATAGGTGTGGAACACTTTGATACTCACACTTTCTAGCACTTGCCCCGGAATGTTTTCTTCAGGTGCTGGAACTTGATCTGGACTGATGAATTTATCACCGTCTATAACAATTTCTTCAGCAGTGAGGCCGACGGCTGTTTGATACGCACCACTGATATTTGATAGAGACCCGCCACTCAATTTAGTATCTAAAAGATTTACATCGGTAATGGTCACCGATCCGTCGCTGTCTAACTTGCGGAAGATCAATGTATCGCCTGGTTCTACACTGATATATTGACCAATTTCAACTACTCTAGTAGATCCATCTCCTACAAATGTAGGCATCTGTGCATTAGGATTAGTGGCATTCGAACTATCCCAATTTTGAATCCAATTAGGATCATCTACTCTTATAGTCTTTGGCGCAGTGATTCCTGATTCTGTAATAACCTGTGGATTTGTGGCGCCGCCAAGTGTTTGTATATCGCCAGGAATTCTGGTTCCTGAAGGTTTCCAATATATAGAAATCTGTTCTCCTGCCGCAGGAATAAATGGCAATGTCACTGCAATAGTGCTTCCGTCTGCCACATAGTAAAAATCACTGTTGGATTCTACACTGTCCCAACTGTCAGTGAACCAAGGAAGAGCATCCCATCCGCCAGTAACATCAAAAGTTGTTCCTTGAATTTGAACGCCACCAAAGTCGATACCAGTCATTAACTGTGCCAGTTCATTGCCACGCATTCCTTCAGTGGGTGCATAGTAGTTTTGAATTCTGTTTATGCTGTCGAATAATTCTACATTTTTTTCATAGTTTATTTCTATTACATCACCCAGAGCCGGAGTTATATTAAAAATTAATTTACCTTTGATCAAACTGTACGTATCTGTTGTGGAAGTATACAACGTGATTGTATATTCACTGTTCAATACAATTTGATTATTTTTTGTTATTGAAATCTTGCTCTTGTCTCTGTTAGGTGCATACTGTAATTGAAACACTGCGGAAAATCCTGTGGCAGTGAAAATTTCAGATTTTGTAAATGTTTGATATATTCCTTGTTTAGCAACCCTATCAAATTTCACAGTTAGGTCAAATGTTCTTACCGCAGTTTCACCAATTATGGCCACAGCCTTGGCAATGCTTTGACTGGTTCCGTTGCCACCAACTAGTCTGATACTAGGAGCCTGTGTATAACCTTGGCCTTTGTTTAGAACCTTTACAGCTACAACACTGCCATTGGCCACAAATGCCTGGGCTGTTGCTCCGGTACCGTTGCCTTCAATTATCACACTAGGAACTTCTGTGTAATCGGCACCTCCATTAGACACAGCAATTTCAGACACCACATATCCGTTGTTGTCGGTCCACCACTTCCAGGGATAGCTACTAAATCTGTCGCTGTTTGATCTAATTGGTAATATTTTTCCATCTTGAGTTGAATATACTGGAGGTAGATCAAAGTCAGTAGTTCCCGAATACGAAGTATCTCTATCTGTGTATTTGGAAATATATTCCCTAATTGTGGTTCTATAAGGTTTGATTTCTTCTATGTATTCTTGAAAGTTTTCTAAATTATCATTTTTGTAATTTATTTTTTGCTCTAAATCTCCAACATTATGAGTAGCGTTTAAGAAACTTGTCTTAAAAGCCCAATCGATGTATGGTTGTTCTACAAACGCATATCGAATACTGGTAAAGAATAATTTGTTCCATTCTACTCTAAGGTCTTCAATAAAAATATCTTCCTTGGCTGCTCTCAAAATGTTACGCAGTTCTTGTGTAGGATTTATATCATAAACGTTAGCATCAAAAGAAATAGCATTGTCATATCCTATATTTTGTACAGAAACTAGATCATCAATTATTAAATTAATAGTACCATTTTTTCTGCCAACAAGAATGTAATTATCTAAAATATTACCTTGAGTAGGTTCAGTTTTTTCTAAAACTGCCCAGCCGCCATTGGCAAATTCTTGAATACGTATTAGATCCCCTATGTTAACAGATATTGCAGATTCTTGATAAAGATCGGTAATTTCTTTAACTATTCTAGAAGTCACACCATACCCGTCTTTCCACCAATCAATATATTCCCAATATTTGTTGGTATTAAACGCCTGAGACTTGGATCTAAAGAAAGTTTTTCTTATATCGTCCCAGGAATAGATACTCCAGTAATTGTTGATCGAACTATCTTGAGCCACTAGCACAGAAAAATATCTTATTTCTGCTACGGCAGATGTATAGCGGCGACCTTTGGACAACACAGTAGCAGAATTTATTCTGCCTTGACTGTCAATGGTTACTCGTGCTGCTGCTCCTTGTCCGTTTCCTTCAATGTTAACAAATGGGGCATTCCTGTAGCCAAATCCCGAATCAACAATATCAATAGTATCAATTTCTCCGTCAACAATATTAGCTCTTAATACAGCTTTTTTTACCCTTGTTGTTCCCACTTCTGCAAGATCAGTTAGTGTGTCTACACGTACATCGTACTGATTTAATACACTAGCCGGTTCTGGATCAACTGATCCAAGATTAATTAAATTTAAAGTATCGGAAAATGCTCGAGTTTTTAATATTGAATTAATATTAGTAATTACTGTTTTTAAAATGGCAAATCTATCTTTGAACATTGCCTGGCGGGGTCTAAAACTTATGCCGTATCTTTGCTTAATAGGTATACCAGCATCCGGTACTATGTTACCAGCAAGATCGTACCCTACTAAACTGTCTATCCATTTGGTTTCTAGAGTTTCTGTTGGAAGACTGTCTGCTACACCTTCAGTCAATAACTGATATTCATTGTGGATAGAATTCAAGGCTTTAAGATTTTTTCTATATTGAATATTAATCAGCGCGGTATTTGACGAGATCAAAGATTCAAAATTAAACGCTAATAGGGTATCTTGGGCTATCGGAGACAGTATAGGCTGTCCTGTACCTATGGGATTTTCAATATAGCTCTTTACATCCAATGCTGTAATTCTTCTTCCTGGAACATTTTTTGGCACTATATTTTTATTCTTGACCCAATAATAATATTTTGTATCTGTAGTTTCACCTGTTGAAGGATTAGTTAAAATCTTTACAGAATACACTGTATTATCTGGGTATAACGGCTGTCCTGAAATTCCTTGTGCAAGACCTTCGGTTGTATCTGCCAACGCAGTCCATCTGCTAGGCAAATATTTTGATTCTACCCATTCATACACGTCAATACTTGCTCCGTAGGCCAATTGATTCCAGTTACCGATTCGATAAGAAATATCACCCTGTTCGTACAACAACCATTTGGCTGTACTTAGGTCCCACCATAATTCTCCAACGTGTTTTTCAAACCAGGCCTGGGATTCATCAATTTCTTGTTGGTCAGTGCCGTTGGTATATGTAGCAGGATCGTACAGAGTTTTAAACTTTAATTCTTGTTCGGCTGCACCTAGTATTTTTAATTTGTAATGATCAACTATTTCAATGTCTGAAATTTTTACATTGTTTTCATTATCGTAAATTGAAATATTTTTAAATAGATCTAAATCAGTTAAATCTTGTCTAGAGGAAATGGTGTTCCACGGATTTTTAGTTGCGTCTTTGGTAAACAATCTAACCTGACCAGTTTCAATAACTTCTGCACTGCCGGTATATCCACTACCTCCATACTCCACAAACAAACTAGTTATAGTGCCGCCTGACATTGACTGTATCTTAATACGAGCTTTGTCTGCAGATCCATTGATTTCGATGGCATCAGTAGCATCATCCATGTCGCTGACAGCATATCCGGCTCCAGAATCCTTAGCTATAGCAGATACAATAACTCCGCTTTGTATTACTACGTCTACTGTAAGTGCGTTGTTTCCGCTAGCACCTAATAGAATAGTGGTTGTGTAATTAACACCTATTCTATACACAGTATCACGATAGGTAGGAGATCCCACAGCTATTACAGAGCCAATACAGTCTACACTAGAACCAAATGATTCCCAGTCTTGGAGATCTGGTACATATAATTTTTCTGTTAAATGATAAGTTTGATCTTTTCTTTCAAATACATAGACCTGTCCTGTGTTACCTTCGTCGGAACTAAATGTAGTGTTTGTATTATCAAACGATGTAGAACCTTGATCATATATTGTAAACAGATTGAAACTGGCATTAGTGGCGCCAACAACTATTTTTTCTGTTGCAGGGCTTATACTAATAGCAGAACCAAAATATTCATTGACATAATTTTCGTGGCTGATTAATCTTTGTTTTAATCTATAAGAAATATTATCCAATTGTGCTGACTTAAACACAAACACTGCCCCTTGATCAGAAGATTTTACATCTGCTAGTGGACTACTGGCAATAATTGTGTTTCCATTATAGTCAATGTCTACTGCTGTTCCAAATTTGTCTCCAGTATTTAGATTGTCAATAGTTGACACATCACTAATTTCAGTTAGAGAACCGGCAGTAATTGTTTGAGCTAGTTCGTAGACGTCGCTGGCATTTCTTTTGTAGATAAAAATCTTTCCAGAAGGAAGAGAAATTTCAGAACTAACAAGAGTCCAAGGGCCTTGAGGACTGCTGCTTGTAGGAACATCATTTTTACTAGTTGTTATATAAGTAGAATCTTCAGACGAATCTGCTTCGCCGCCTGTAATAGGATTATAATCAACTAATCTATAATAATTTCCAGAATACTTTACTACATCATCTTCGTAATATGTTTGATAATTTGTCCATGAACCTTTGTAGTTAGCAATGTATACTCCGTCACTTTCAGGGGCTCCAACTACCAAAATACCACCATCTCGACTCATGGCTTGGCTTTGACCAAACATATCGCCAGCTTTAATTAATTCTGCAAACTGATAGGATATCCATCTGGCTGTGCCTGTACCAGAACCAACTCCAGTAGCTTTGAATGTTAGGCCGTCACCGGCTGCAGGATTACTACCTATAATTTCAAAATTTGTAGTTCCGTAATCTTCAATTCTGTATATTTCACCTACTTTAAAACTGCCGGCAGCAACCAACGGATACACTGATCCTAAAATAGTTGTGGAACTGTCTTGAAAAATTGGAAGTATATTTCCACTATCGATCAAAGCTATATTAGATGGCAGTGAAACTTCAGTTACTGATTCATCTAAGACCTGCCACGAATTACTGGTAGATAAATCAAGCGATGTTCCATCACCGTAGGTATTTTCTAGTGCCTGATATATTTTTCCTTGATACCAAACCTTAGATCCTTGACTGTAAATAGAACTAGCACTGTTGGTATATAATCCTCTGTATTCAGGATCTCCCAGTTGTTTCCAACCGACAGTTGCTGTACTGATTAAAGTATGAGAACTTGAATCATCTATACCAAAATCTTTGAGGTCAATCTCTGTTCCGGTTGTAGCGTTTACTACCGAAGTTGCTAATTGTATGACAGTATCTGTAATTCTTATTACGTACAAAATTGTGTAATCTTCAGGCGGCGGTGGGGACGTTGCTGCAGATTTATCATCTCCGGCATATGTGCCATTGAGATATCTTACAAGTTGTCCGGTAATATAATTATGATTTTTTGAAAATGTAATTGTATTCACTACATAATTTACAGCACTAGTACCATTAAATGTAAGAATCTGCGTAGTTGATCCTGCTGTTGTACCAGTATATTTGTAAAGATATACTCTGCCTAAATTATTGAGAGATCCCGGAGCAGAGATTGACATGTAATAATTTGCTCCAGAAACTCCAATAGAAACACTTGATCCAAACTTTTCATTTGCTTCAATTCGGGGACTAAGAATTGTATGTTGTAATTCCCATGCATTATTTTTTCGTTTATAAAGAATCACTAAACCTTGATTTACCGGTCCCAGAGATCCCGATGCATTAGCATAGACTATATCAACAAGTTTCCAATCTTCATTTCTAAAATTTACAGACAATGTGTTAAGAGTATTGGTACTACCATCACCGGGCTGTTGATCGTTAGTAGCTTCCCATAATTTTCCATTTTGCAACACTATGTCGCCAGCAATATAGGAGTAAGTGTCTTCGTAGATTCCTTTGAATCTACTGGGCACACCGGAAGCTAAAGGAGCTCCTATTGCCAGCCAGACATTATCAGGACTAATAGCAATAGAATCGCCAAAGCTATTTGCTAGTGTATTTGCAAATTCGATTTCTGGTTGTAGTATTTCTTTTACAGATAATCCCGTAGCAGTTTCCGAATACACCATTACAGAATTAGCAGATGGTATACCTGTGATAACCTGTTTGAGATTGGCAGCATATACTACAGCTCTTCCTGTATTTCTAGGATCTGTGGCTCCAAAATTTGTTATTGTTTTTTCAGCGTAAAGTCTTTGTTTTTCAACAACTTCCCAATTTCCCACTGTTGCGTCGGCATTGTCGATCCATAATTTTGACCCTTGCTTTAAAAGAGCAGCGGTTTGATCTTCAATGTCCTGATAAGAATTAAATCTAGATTGCGTCAACAAATATATATTATATTGTATGGAGCTGATATCTGGAGCAGCTGGTGCAGGTCCGGCGGCAGCTTGAACAGCAAAAGTATAATCAGTAGCAGCTACAACTTTGTAAAATCCAGTGAAGTTTTCAATGTCTTTTATGCCTACAATTTCATCTACAGTAAGTCCGTGTTTTTGACTCACAGTAACAGTGACTATGTTTGTGCCGGAATTTTTTATGATGTCTTCGATTGTTAGAGCAGTAGAAAGGTTAAATCTCAACACTGTCCAAGATGCATTATCGAAAGTGACCCATATGTGAGAATTTTCAACTAGAGATGAAATATCTAGTGATAATATTTCTTCTCTTGATTTTACAAATAATTCTATTTGATCTGTTTTAACATATCCAGCATTTCTTGTAATTCCTTGATAATTGATTAAGGGATTAATATTAACGCTGTAAGGAATTAGAGACCTAGTAAAGTTAGTTTGATTTACTCTTAGGTATTTGTCTAATGAATTTTTATCGATTGGTCCATTTGTGACTACTATGGCCTGTGGATTTACTAGCAAATTATCTTTAACAATTTCAAATTCTATTTCATTAAGTTGATCTAGACCTCCTAAGCGGCCGACATTAAAAGCCCATTCTTCATCTAACACAATGCTGTCGGCAGTAATTCTACTGAGCTTGTCAAAAACTTTGACCACAGCGTTAGCTGTACCTTTTTCTCTAATGAATCCTTGATACAATTTAAATTGTGTGACATTATCTTCTGCAAGATTCTGTAAATATTCTCTAGTTTGATATCCTATGAGATGTCTTGCTAGCTCACGCTGACTAGCACCTGCACCGTCAGCATCTACGTTGTAATAATCTTCAAACTGGCTGACTCTAACATCAAAATTGCTGATCAATCCTTTGGTAGGAGTTGTATCTAATTTAGTCCAATTGCTGTCTTTGAATTGATCTGATCCTTGTTGATTTACTAAACTAGTCCAATTGTAAGATTTGTAATTGACAATGTCACCTAGTTTATAATCAGTAAAAGGTTGCCAGATCTGTATATTGACATTGTCAAACAAGAATCCGGGGCTGGTATAATCACCGTCCCAGTCCACTGTACGGAAGCCGCGACTCTTAATACGCTCTTGACGATAGCCAGTTGGTTTGTCATAGATAACATCATTGAACACGGTACGATCATCAAAAATTGTTACATGTTCTTTTAAAACAAAATAGCATCTAAAGAAGTATATGCCGTCTGAGTCGTTGACAACATCTACTGTTAATTTTTTAAACTCTCTGTTGACATTTATAAATTCTACAGGAAGAATAGTTCCGTCAACTTTTAAAATATTATAATCATAAAAGCTATCAAGCAGATTGTCAGCAACTCCGATGTTAATGTTTAACTCTATTTTTGCAGCGGCAGGACTTAGCGTGATCAATGAACTTTCGGCCCATTTATGCTTGGACCAAAACAATAATTCTTTAATCGACGTTATCCAATCTTTAGCTGATTCTAGATTTCCGTCGTAGCCAGTAAACTCAAATCCCTGTGATTGCAGATATGCATCATAACCTATGATAAAATCTGCTATGTCTTGTAGAGATGCAAATACTGTACCGTAAGGTAATTCTTTTACTTCGGTACTGTTTACTGTTCTTCTTCTAAAAACTTCTACTGCACCCACCAACGGTAATTTTGCGATTCTTTGCCAAAATTGTGTGTCAAATTCTGCGCCACTGGTATGTGATTTTATACACCTGTAAAAAATATCAGCTATTCTAATTATTGTTCCATTACCAAACACCTTGTTGGATTCCCAGTCAATAAAGTTTTCACTGACGCCTCCAACTGATAGCAAAGGATCATTGGAGCTTTTGACAGCTTCATAATATCTAAAATACGGTTCGCCGATGTCATAACCAAACAGTTTGAATCCGCTAGCCAGTTTTTCAATTACCAATGCACTGTAACTTGGACTAGAAATTGGTGCGCTGATATTAAAATTAATGTCATAATTTTCTTGGGGAAGAAAAATATTGCTAGTACTGGCGCTGGGATTTTTACTGTCTAATATATATTTTTGTTGACTTTGATCTACAAATCCACTTAATCTAGTAGACAAATTAACATCTAAATTATCTATTTTCTTTTGCAGAACTGATTCAGTTAATCCTTTCGATCTTAAATAATCTACAACATAATTTACAAGACCGGAAGTTTGATTGCCTCCAGATGTTGGTATGATAATGTCTGAATTTTTAAAAAATAAATTTGTATTTTTATTAACTGTCTGACCAATTTTGTTGACTTTGATTCGAGATTTATCAAAAGTTTCAATGATGAATTCATAAGGTCTCATTAGACATAGAGCCAGCATAATAACAAATGGATAATCGCTGCTGCTGCGCCATGCATATTCTACTGGAGCTAGGTCGCCAAATTTAAATGTTCCTTTGTTGTTGTACAACACAAAATTAGTAGCTGCTCCAGAATCAAATGGACTTAACAGATTGCCGTCACCGTCTACAGGAATATGATTTAGCAATGTAGCTCTTTTATATCTATCATAAATTCCTGCACGAGATCCCTGGCGAATTATGCCGCCGGCTAGATCTTCCCACAATAGTAAATTATTTTTTGTATATGGGGCTGCTCCGTATTGGTCTTCCCACCAACTAGGTTGTTGACTAAATCCTAACATTTCCCAAGGACAACGATGTGGTCTATCAGTGTCATATAACCAAACGTAAACTCCTCTCCACCATCCGGGCAAATTTAACTGACCAGTTGGATCTCCCATATTTGAATAGGTATAGGTAAAAGAATCTTCACTATCAAAAAAGGTGTTATTTAGATAATCTACATTTGTTTCAGAAAACCATCTTAGAAATTCAGAACTAATCACGCTGTCTAATTCTTGTCTAGTATATGTAGATGATCCATAGTATCCTCCAAGAATATTATCTTGGCTAAACAGCTCTTCTGTATATTCTTGCTTGATGTTGTTGTAGATACGTTTTTCTAATTCTAATAATACATCATCTCTAAAATCACCATAGGCTACCGTGATACTGCCATCGTGACCTTGAATTACATTGATAGGAGTTACGTAGGTATCATCTAAAAACAAAGACGGTGTGTAGGTTTTATATAACCCCAACTTTGAAGGGGTTGGCGGAATAAAACAGAAACTTGAAGAAACATATTCTTTTATTTGAATAATATCCCCTTCTGTTAGTGTTTTGGATATACTAACAAATCCAAATGTATCATTGAATGTATAATCAATACCGTGAATCAACTGCACATTGTTTATATAGATATATACTGCTGTTCTGCTAAGTTGAGTTAAGTTAAATTTTGTATTCAGAGCAAAAGTTATAATTTCTGTGTCTTCTACAACATATTCTTTAAGATTGTAGGCACCACTGCCTACCATATCAGAATCTGCAAATGCATCTTTTTGCGTTTTAACTTTAGACATAATGGCCAAAATTTCATCAACAAATTCAACAGGATCTAGATTGTATGTGGCAGTTTCGGCAAATTTAATAAAGTTATTTTTAAATTCTGTGTAAGATTTTTTTGCGTATTGAATAGATTTAATAATGTTTACCTGCTTGTCGCACAGTAACATTATTGCTGTAGGTGTAATTCCTGAGTGTTTTAAAAATCTTCTTGAAAGATTTTGATAACCTGTGATATCTCTTAGGTTACTTAATCCCGGATATGACCCACTGAATTGATCGAATAGATCTACTGCTGTTGAAACATGGTCAACAGCCTGTCCTAGAGTAAATGTTTTTACTTCATCGTTTAAGGGATTTTTTTCAAGTCCTACTGGAATTTCATAATATCCTAGATCAGGATCTGCATCTGCAAAAACCTTAACTGTAACAATATCATTTATTTTAAGACTGTTAGGAAACGTAAAAATATTCTGATTTCTAGTGTAGTTTCCAGAATATTTTATTCCATTGATGTAGATTAAAATTTTAGAAATTTCACTATCTTCAATGTCGGCCCATTTGATTCCATCACTGATAATTTGTGTTGAAGCTTCAGTAACTGCGGTACTGTAAATTATTGGCTGTAAATATGTTCGATTAGATTTAAGCCATCCGTTGGCATAACTTCCTGTATTATTAAATTTATAATATCCCTGTCTTATAGTTTTAAAAAATACTTCTTTACTAGAATGATAATCAAATGAATCTATCTCCCAGTCAAAATTAAATTCAATATCTCCTACATTGTTGATATTTAGGTAACTTAGGCTAAATCCTAATTCGGTATCAATAATACTGTTTCCAACTTTATAACTTACTATTTTAGTTCCTAAGAAACTGCTAACAGGATATGTATCCATGTCTCCGTAACTGATACCGTTGTCGTCGAATACATCAAATAATGGACTTTGATTTACTGCTGTTTTCTTTTGACTAGGTACCCAAGATGTACCGTTAAAGTGATACATTGTTCCTTTGTTTAGTAACCCTCGTCTAACAAACACTCCGTCACCGATAGTTGAATTTGCATCAGCAGTCTCTACCAAATTGATTTGTCTTCGATTATTATGAGTTATAAAATTTACTGTGTAAATTCTATTGTTGGCCAATGAATCAATATCTGCTGTGACTAATAATCTAGCACCATTAAATAATTCTTCACCGTCAACGTTATAACCAAGACTACCTTCTATAGTTGAAAATACATCGGTGGTAAAAGTATCAATAAAATCAACTGGAGTTTTTGCTAGACTACCGTGATTAAATAACTGCAGATTTGAAGAAAATTCAATAATAGGTCTCTTGGCTCTTGCTGTTTCAATCGAATCAAACTCGCTATTGTTGAAGATGTGTGCCTGTTCTAGAATTGATCTATGAAACCATCTGTTGTATCTGCTCCAAGGATTTGAATCTTGACTAGCTCTATTAATTGTGATATAGTCTTTTGATGCTGGATATGTAGCCGCATCATCAAACGGCTCTGTGTCAAATCCGCCATCGTCAAACAATACTTCTAAACTCGATGTACTAAGGGTTGGAGGGGATAAATCTTGAAATCTTATTAATTTAATAGATTCTCCAACTCCTTCTATTACCCAAGTATCTGCTGAATATTTTGTAGGTGTTACTGAACCAGAAAATCGAACTTTAATACCGTTGGTAAACGTAATGCCGTTGCTGCTAACATATGTAGTTTTACCGATGACTTCATTGGTGATGTCAATTTTAGTATTTGATTCGATATCTGCAATAATGAATCTACCAAATCTATTAATGTCTGTGCTACTTTGATAAAATAGCACATCGGGTGCATCAAACGGTACAGTAAAAGTTAATGTGCTGTTGGTTGCGCCTTGGCCTGTAATTCCTTTATTATAGTCCAATGCGGTAGCCTGACTAGCGTCTTCGACATATTCCCAGTCTTGACTATCTTCATCTATGGTACTGCCATCAGTGACCGCAATAAAAGTTTTGGCTTTCCATAGCTTGTTATTGAATACAGCAAATTGACCTTGTTGATATGGTAGGTATGGTTTGTAAATCAATGACCCAGTATCATAGGCTGTTTTAATAACAAACCCTTCGCCCGGTGCATTGACCTGAAACTTGTATGTTTGTCCTCTATATAGTGTGAGGGTAGGATTTAACGATAGGCCATCTGGAAAAAATATCCACGATGAACCTACTCCTAATCGCACTCTATAAGTGCTGGTTATGGCCTGCCGTTGACCAAATATAGTTATAGGTGGTGGACCATCTGGCACCCAATAGTATTCGCGGAAATTAACAAACTTGTCCCAATCTATAGGAGGGTCCCAAGAATAGTGATCTTGATCTGTGATTAAATCATCTCTTTCTAAATTGTTACCAAAAAACTTTAATTGATTTTTAAAATCAATGTAGTCATAAAAATTTTCTACTTTGTCTTTTTCTTTGACTGTGACGCCTGGTTCTAATTGATATCTACTTCTAAGAGTAGCATCTGTGTCTAGATATACGTCTGAACCATTATAAGTTTTACCATATCTACGACCCACATAGCCGACTGTTTTAGATAGTGTACCAGGTTGAACCAATGGATCAACCACTGCAGACATAAATTTTGCATTGGTTTCAGTTTGAAAGACTTCTGGTAGAAGTTCTACAGTTCTGCGAATTGGTAACTGACTTTGAGGGAAAATATCTTTTGCCATAATCTTATTGTGTTGAGTTTACTATAGATGCCACTTCTGCACGTATTTCAACTGCGGTAATTGCTGTAACAATCACTATATCATCCACTGTTGCGCCGCTGATAAAAATTTCTTCTGGTTGACTTTGTATTTCAAATAAACTACCAAATGCTTGGTCTGGTTGTCTAGGTACAATCACAAGATTACTAACATCCGGGGCAACTTCATTAGTGATGTATGTAATTAATTCTCCTAGATAAAATCTGTCTCCAAAATCCCAATTATTGATATCAAAGAAACTATTGATTGCTGAAACTATTCTTACCTTTAGATCATTGTCGTTGATTGTTTTATAGGGATTTTTAACCACTTTAAATTGTGCTTGGAGTTTAGGATCAGCCGTACTTCCAAATAAAATTTTGTAATTTACAGGATGATAGATTAATTCATCACTAATAGATTTGATTAAATTTAATTGCGTACCAAATGCTATTCTCAACGCATCGCTAGTAGGAACTTCAGGCTGGGGTATGGCTCCTGATATATATTTTCTAAATTCGGTATCGTAGGTTCTTGTTAAAAGAAAAATATCCATAATATTACTCACACTGGGATCTATTCTTCGATCAATGTTGGCATTGTGAATATATTGAAATTTGAGATTGGCTCGACCAATTACTGCTTTGTAATCGGATTCAATTATCAAGGTGTTAGTGCTTAGATCAACACGCTTTATTCTGTTTTCATTGCTGGCGTAAAAGTAAATTAATTGTCCGTTGACGTAATCGGAAATAATAATACTACTTTCTGTTTGTTTAATTAGGATAGTATTATTGCTGTTATCAACATAAGAATATGTTGTATATCCAGAAGCATCTGTTGTTTTATAAAAAAACAAGTATTTTAGATCTAGATCTTGACCAACTATCTGTTCGAATGAATCAGGATTGTCAATGACTCCGTCGTCGTCACTGTCAGCAAAAGATAGCTTTATTTCATTGGCGCTTTGATAACCATCTTCAAATTTGATTACATCGCTGACTTCAAATGTTTTGTCATTTTTCAAAGCATTTATCAAACCGCTGTCGGCATTGATGCCAAGAATATTAACTTTGTCTTTGACTGTTTTACCGGTTTTTCTATCAAAAGTTTTTTGATTTACATCAAAATAAAATCTATTCTGTTCTAGACTTCTAAAAATATAATCTAATCCTCTAATTCTCACATTATAACTGTCTGCTTGTCTAACAAATGCTATAATCCAGGCAGTGTCTAGATTACTGTTAGTGGTGTCTCCGGCGCGGCCTAGACTAAAATCATTTAATAAATCAATATTTGCAGAAGTAATAATTTTCCAAGAACTTTCTATAGACTCATATCTTAGACCAAAATTTACATTTAAACTAATGAGATTGGTCATTTCATTTTCTAGAGCAGTTGGCAAGTTATTAATAAATCTAGGAACGATTCGTGTTGCAATTGCTCCTGTAGGAACAACATCGTTAAACACTATAGGACCAAGTCCATTGGCCAGTACTCCGCGACCGGCATTAGTCCCATCACCTGTGATTTTAACAACTTTGACCCAAATTCTATCTGTTTGTTCTACCTCTGTCGCACTGATATTTACAATCGCACCCTTTTTAAAGGCCTTACCGGCTGGGGGTTCAAATTTAATCAGTGCTCCTGCAAACACATATTTCAAAGAGTTTGTGGTATATGTTCCAACTTTAAACAATGACTGATCTATATTGTTGACAAAATAGCCGGTAGAAGAATTTACATCGTTGGTGGTCTGTGTCCAAAGTGTATTTGAATCTGTAAATTGTATTTTTGTAAAGTTTGTTAGATAAAAATTATAAACATCTGTGTTGGTTAACAGGGGTTCTATGTTGTTTCTAATATAATTTATAATATCAATTCGATTGGTATACTTAAAAGACTCTGTTCTTTCTGTTTGTTCTTTATAAATCACGCCATCGTCAGCAAAGACATTTACACTGGAATATTTTCCGCTGGCATCAATTACATCAAAATTTCTACTGATGCCGCTGCTGGTTCGATTGATAGCTTTGACTTTTAAAATATCTTGACTGCTGGACAACGGAGCCAGATTATAATCTTCTCCAGTAATCATGCGATTCTGTGTGTAATAAATTGCAGGAGCACGAGCTTTGATACTATCAATATCTTCTGAAGCTGTTGCAGTACTGATGGTATATTTCAAACTACAACTAATTAATAGTTCGTGCCTTACTCCTGCTTTGTTTATATAAGGTACAGATATATTAATTGCTCGCATTTCAGCGGGACTAACTGTGTAATTTAAACCGTTGCTGACTCTATAATACGCTTTAAAAGCACCTTGGGGCAAGTTGCCATATGTTCCGTCTGCAAATACCAAATCAATTTTATCATCTTCTTTGGTAATCACACTATAGATATTTCTTATGTTTGAATTGACACTGTTATAGGCAATGTTACTGCCTGTGATACTGCTGACTTTGGTCCATTCGGTTCCTTGTGTTCCGTCTGAATTTGTGGCAAACAACCAAACATCTGAATCATTGATTCCGGTTACATCAACAGAAACTACTTCATTGGTAGTAGGAACATCAACACTAAAATCAGTTAATTCTAGACTGCCTTGTTTCAATAACATAAAGAATCCAGTGTTAGCACTGGCACTGCCTTTGCCGTCTTGTCTATAGATAAATCCCAATTGACTGCCGGGAATAGGAGGTTCTTCATAATAATCTTCTGCACCGATAAAACTAGTGCTTACTAACTCAAACGGCATCTTTCTACTGGCCACTATTTTTTCAAAATTAAAAATTGGCACATCTGTAAAATTAGATCTAAATCTATACTGCTGTGAATCGATGCCTTGAATTGTATCTGTGCCTTGACTTCTGCCAAACTCAGTGTTGTCTGCCATTGCAGAATTCATAACTAGAATAAATTGCTCTAGCCAATTTGAGTTAGTGGGATCATTCCAAATAATTGTTTGGCTGGCAAGATTCTTGTTGTTGCTGTCAAGTACACCTTCTGTGGTAGATACTGTATCAAATTTAATTAATCCCTGTGCAGGAATATTTCTTCTGCTGTTGTAAGAAATCAGTCGTGATAGTCTCAGCACAGATTCTTTAGTTTCAGCTAGTTCTAAAAAGTTTTCTCTGCTGGC